ACTTGTCAATACTCTTTTGAAGTTCGAGATTAGAAACAGCATCAAATACTTTTTTAACAATTTGTTCTTTAGAATCAGAAGAACCAGTTTCTATCTTATTTGGTAAAGAAGAAAGAGAAGGTATATTAGTTTCTTTTTTCTTTCTTTGTGCCATATGTTTCAGATTTATTGTTAATTCCAAATTTTACCAAATATTCTATGAGCACTTCGATTGAACTTGTTTTGATTTTGAAATGTTCTGGAATAAACTGACCACCATCATGCATTTCAAAATATTCTTCGCCTAAATAATTATGATTATTGAAGCAAGTAATCAAAACAGAAGATATTTTGGGATCAACAACAACAGTCCATGATCTTGGATCAGCATCGGAATAGTCTGAGAATATTTTATCTGTAACATATCCGCTATCGCGGAGACGTTTTACGAAATAACTACAAGTTGTTAGTTTATTTTTTGACATAATATTATTTAGTTGAGTTTTTTATTTAACAAGAGCAGAAACTATATATTTTAGTTCAACATTTTCATCTTCTTTTGTGGAGAATACAAAAACCTTATGTTTGGCATTAATCTTAACTTTAACTGGTTGTCTGCTACTAACAAGACTCTTAAAAACCTCAATTTTAATTGAGACCGGATCTATATCATTTCCTTCATAGTTGGAAGACAACATCAAAGAAACATTATCTACATTGTGCATGGTTTTATCATCAATTTCGGCATATATCTTTCCATCTTTAGAATAAAAATATATCTTTGTAACATCCGAAACAAAAGAATAAGCAGACATGATTTGACGAATTTTTGCTAAAGATATTTCAAATTCCGTATCAAACTCAAGGGCTGCAATGTTTTCCATTTTAACGGTTGATTCCTTGATAATACCATCATCAACTAGATGATAAATGAAGTGTGTGTTTTCACCACTCTCTTCATTCTTAGATTCACATCTAATGTTATTGGCTAAAAGTTGCATCGTGAATTGACCATCATCACCAAGACACTCCAATCCCGTTAGAAGTTTCTTGATATTAATCAGATTCAATTTAGATTGTTCCAATTCAATTGGAATACTGCAACTAGCAAATAATATTACACTATTATCAGGAGAAGTACAGATGGAGTAAATTTTATTCCCATCTGACTTGAGAACACAACTATCGGTAAGCCTGTTAATAGGCTTTAACAGTTTTTCGATAGATGTTTTAGGTATTGGTAAATATTTTTCTTCAGACATTTTGATTCAATGTTGTTTGAATCAATTCTAACAGATTTTCCAAGGTGTTTCCAATCTTTTTTACACTATCTTTGATTTCTTGGATATCAAAATCTTTTACTGATTGATTCTGAGCACTTGGATTATTCGTAGGTATTGGAATCATCTGAGAAGCAAGATCATTATTATTAATTGGGGGTGGAACAAAACTAGGTGGTTCCGGTACTAGAGCTTGTACTTCTTCTTCTGACAAATAAGGACTTCTACCACCATAAGGATTTGAATGATTGACATTATATGGTATTTTATTCGCTGTTTGATTTTTAACCCGAGAAACAAATTTGTTAATATCAATTCTATTAGCAGGTACGCTAGATCTCTCGGTTGTGAGTTGGTCCACAGCACGAAGCTGTGAACCAACCATTGCCGCCAGTTTAGCTACTTCTAAAGCATCTTCCTGTTCGGGAGTCATTTTTCTTAAAGATCCTTAAGAATGTCCTGCATTTTCTTGTCTGTTTCAGATAGAACAGACTCTGAAGATACTACCTTCTGGGGGATGGAGAAATCATCTTTATCCTCCTTGTTATCTTCAATTACTGGAGCAAGTTGCTTTTCGGTTGCATCAATTCCGAAGAAATGAACATCCATAAGCGACTTAATCTCATCATAGCTCTTATGAGTATAGATTGTATCGAGTGGCTTAAATTGTGAGTATACAGAATCGACATCATCAAGTCCTTCGATTGCGCTAGGAGCCATGAACTTGGAAGCAGTGTAAACTACCGACATTCCACCCTTGTCAACCTTGATCTTGAGATTGCAACCATTGGGTGAAAGATCAAAAATCTTATCAGCACCAAATTCCTCGGCATCGTCGCCATCGATTGCGCTCTGAATGATATTCTGAAGCTGACTTCCAACGTTGATGATCTTCACTTGTCCCTGATTTTCGGGATTAGTTGGATCCTTGATAACGTATACATTATAGAGCCACTTTTCATTCCTCTTTAGGGGACGAGACTGCTCAATGAGAGTTTCGTTCTTCTGATAATAAACCTTGGAGCGATATTCATCGATAGGGCACTTTTCACCATATGTATGGGGGCATAGGCAGCTTACAAGCTTGTTTGTAACAATAGACTTGAAAAGGTGCTGGTAATAGTGGAAACGAGTGAGCTTTGGATTTTCACGGTTGGGGATGAGGCGAACAATATAAGTCTTGTCCACTTCAAACTTCAAGAAGTCCTTTAATGGGCTTTCTACCACATCCTTAGTTGAAAGCGCATCCTTGAGATTATCGAATAGGTTTTTTGTTGTTGTCATAATTTTAATATTTTTTTGTTGAGTTATTATACTAACACGGGTTTTGTATTATTGCAAATTATTTTTTAAAAATTCTTTTATCCTCTTAGTTGCTTGTTTAACCAATTCTTTGGTTTTTGGTGATGACATATAACGAGTTTTATAAGAAACAAGTCTTTCGTGAAGAGTTTTTGCGAAAAGTTCAACTTCATCATTCTCCAAGCCATAAAAACTTTCAAATATTCCTTCAATTTCCATCAAACTATATGCGTTGATTCGATGCTCTCTGTAATGATTCAACCAAGAAAGAATATATCCTGTTCGATGAGATGAATATTTTTCTAATGGTATGCGGTTTTCCAAACAAAACATACCAATAAATCTAAAACTCTCCTTTATACTATCCGATTGATTGTCAGGATCTTCGTTTTCTTGTTGCTTCTTAAAAATTGTGTAGTTTTTGGTAGCTGCTAAAGTATTGAAATATGAAAGTTGTGGATATGGTTCTTCTGGATGCAAATAAGAAGGTGCTTTGAAATAATCATCGGCTTTGATATGAGGAAATTTAAACAAAAACATTGCAATTTTCTTCAAAGAAGCAATGGTATTTTGATCCATATCGGAAAAATCTTTACGATATTTGAATGGTTGTCCCATTCTTGAATATTTTAAATATATATTGTAAAGTTCTTTTTCCCTGTCTGATATTACTAGCATTTAAAAATATTAACAGAAATATAAATTCATTCAACTCTTCTTTTGATTTAATTTTGAACGAAAAATTTTTTTATAAACATTAGGTGTTGATCCCAAGTATAAACGAATAATATTTTGTAGAGAAGATTCACCCAATAAAGCAAAATATATTTTTTGGGTTTTTTTATCATCCACCAGAAACTTTAAAAAATTCAAATAATTCATCTTTTTCTTCTTTGAGATACACACAAAAGATCCAAATTTTAAAGTAATTTCTTCAAATTCCTCTACGTTTAGAGAATCTGATGGATTGGATAAGTTTTCAAATTGTTGTGATGACGTAATAATCATTAAGGTTAATTACCTCAATGTTGTTATTTGTCACTATCATCTGCAAAAATTTCTGCACTCGATAAAATATCAGAAATATTTGAATATTCTTGTGTTGGTTGTTCTATATTTTTGTTTTTTTGTTCTTTTTGTGTATTTTCGGAGTCTCGTAATGTGTAATTAAAAACCACATCATCAAGTTCAGAAATTGACAATGTTGGATAGTCAATTTTAAGTTGTGTATGAATACCCCTATTACCAAAGCGATTTTTAACAATACCAAGATGTATAATTCCTAGTTCAAAGTCGGCATCTGATGTCCAAATACACATTTGTGCATCAACAGTATGAGCAAGACCCATAGATTCTGATGTAGTATCAAGATCTGGCATTTCTTCCCCGTAACCTGATCGATTTTGTTGTGTTGCGGAAATAAAAGAACACTCAAACTTATAAGAGAGTGCTCTAATTCCTTCGGAAATTTCTTTAATTGCCTCATAAGAATTTTGCCCACTCTTTGATGGTGCAATAAGATTCAAATAATCCAAAACAACAATATCTGGTTTTATGTCATTTTTTATCAATTTCTCCAAATAATTTTTAATACCCAAAACAGTAACACCTTTTGGTGGAAACTCCTTGATAATAAGTTTTGAGTCTTTATTTTTCAGTTTATACTGATTTATTTTGGATTTTAGCGGATCAATATGTTTAGTTAGATCATTTGATGGTATTCTTGATAGAGATGAACTGATTCTTTTGGCGTATACTTGTTCTCCCATTTCCAATGAAATTAAAACTACGGTTTTTCCTTGTTGCATTATGTTTGTTGCCATTTGACCAAGAAATATCGATTTACCAACATTTGTTTGTCCAAAGAAAACATAGAGTGCTTTACCCTCTGCTTGAAATCCACCACCAAGATGTTTATCAAGCCATTTCCAGCCACTAGAAATGGTTTTAAACGTTTTTTGTAGTTCAACCATGTGTTCATCAATGTTTTCAAAATAGTCAAAACCAAGATTATCTATCAAGGATATACCACAAGCCTTTTCAAAATTTTTCAAAATCGCAGTACTATCAATTTCACCACTATTAACATCTATCGATGTTGATAGTACGGTATTTAACACTGCCTTTTCTTTCAAAAAACGTTCAGTGTTATTAATCAAGACATCTTTATCATATTTTTGATCTATAGTATTAAAGGATAGAACAACACTTTTCAAAGATTGTCTGTCTTCATCAGAAACAAGATG